CCCATCTATCAGACTATTCCAAGATTTTATACCAAGAGATTTACCTGTTATAGACTCTGATGATACTCTAATTGCGGATGACCCATTTGCGGATTTGGCATATCCCCTTAACCAATATGGTCCACAAGGTGGTTATAATAAGAATATAAATTATAATAATTTATTACCAAGACCTTCAAATGAAGGTGAATATGATTTATCCGATGCTGAAAGATTACAAGAAGGTGTTCAAACTGCACCAATATGGATAAGTAAAAACAGATTTCAACCTGATTTATTTTATTTTTATCAGGATTTACCAATTATTATATTACCACAGGTAAATGCCCCATACCCTGATAATTTTGTACCTTCAACGTATTCACCATATTCTATCCTTATAAATCCTGACCCTAATGGTGATAATGGTAGACTCAGTCAAGATTCATATATTGCTCGTTTAGGTGCGGAAACTCTTAGAAAAGAGTTTGAAGAAAGAATTGGTAGAGAAGTTGAACAACTTACAATCAAAAGAGCCAATTTCTTAAACCTAAATGACCCAATAAATGTTATAAACATTATTAAGGGTACTGTACCCCTTATTGAACCAAATTATAGTATTACAGTACCATCAGGACCAATAAATGCTGCTGTAAATTTTGGTGCAAGACTTACAGGTACATATATACCTGTTAGTCCTATTCCTGGTGATTATTTTGATGCAAATGCATATCTAAGAGTACCAGGACAAACAAGTCAATTGGCGGGTGCAGCCGGCGTTCCAATAGGACAAGGATTTTTAAATGCATTCCTTAGACCTGTCACGGATATAAATTCTTCACAAAGATTCCTAAATAATACGGGACAAGGACAAAAATCTGTTTTATTCAATAACTTAGATTACAACAAATTTAAACCACCATATTCAAAAACAGCTGTTGGTAGTTTGGTTCAAACTGTTTTAGGTAATCAAGGTGTAAATGAAAAAAATGGTGAGTTTTATGTTGGAAGCCCAACAAATGACCCTGCTCGTGCTTCAAACCCATCAGGTGACTTACCTATCGATGAATTTGGAAGAGAAATTGAAACCAGTGTTTATGGTTCTCAATTAGGTAAACTTTATGAAGGGGAAGACAAAGACCTTAAGTTTGGTCTGAACGGTGTTTCATATGGTGATGGTGGTGGTATCGCCGGTGGATTTACGTGGGTATCACCAAAATACACACCAAATGCTGGTAAACACGCAACACCTGGTGGTGGTATTGGAAGTGATGACCCTGACTTTCCTACATTGGCTTGGGGTGCTACTGAGTCTACACAATATGATTTTACAAGAGGTTCAATCCTTGACGACACTCAAAGATTAGTAAATTCACAACCAAACGGGGCTAAAAGACTTAGACATGTCGGAAATGCAATTGACCAAGTATCAAAAGTATTCAACGACGGTTACAAAGAAATGACTAAAGGTTCACGAGTTTTGAGATATGAAAATCAAAATGGTACTGAAGTTGGTATTGAATATTGTCGTGTTTGGACAAAAGATACACCATATCTACAATATAATGATTTAGTAAAGACTGAAGGTATTACAACCGAAAATAGAAGATTTACATACTCAATTTTAGATAAAACATATAACTTAAATATTGCACCTGAAAAAGGCGGTGATAGTATTGAAAATTTCCCATTAAATAACTGTGATACAGCCAACTCAAGAGTGAAAAAGTATATGTTCTCAATTGAGAATTTAGCTTGGAGAACAGGTAATAGACCTGGTTTTAGGTATATTGATTTACCATTCTGTGAAAGAGGACCAAACGGTGGTAGAATAATGTGGTTTCCACCATACGATATTAAGGTTAGTGAATCATCTAGTGCTAACTGGAATACCACAGACTTCTTAGGTCGTCCAGAACCTGTATATACCTATAAAAATACATCAAGAACGGGTACATTATCTTGGAAAGTTATTGTTGACCACCCGTCAATCTTAAATACTATTGTTCAAAAGGTATTGGCGAATGAAAATAACAGAGAAAAAGTAGATAACATTGTTGACTCATTCTTTGCCGGGTGTAAAAAATATGATATATATGAACTTGTAAAAATTTATGGTAATATATGTCCTGATGAGATTTTCCAAATACAAGAAATTATAAATAAACCATATCCGTTACCTGATGAAGATTTTGATGTTATAAATGGTGCAATAATTCCTGGTAATATTGATTTAGGTTTTGAAGTTGCTGGTACCGATGGGGGTAATAACACCGTAGAAATTCAACCACCATTAGAAGGTAGTACTGAAGAACAACAACCATTTGAGGAGTTTGTTGACTATACTTTTTATTTTGATAATGACGTACCTGGTCCACAAGAAACATCATCAACAACTACAACAATAAATTGGAGGGATGTAATGGATACTTACATCTCACCAACAAAACAAGGTGTATATTATCAAACGGCACAACAAAGTCAAAAAGAACCTGTTTCAGAATTTTTTAAAGTAATTGAGGAAAATAACACTCAAATTGAAAATTTTCTTAGAAGGTTATATCAAATATTAAGTGAAAACCCTAACGCTGTTGTTACTGTAGATATTATTTCTTCGGCTTCAGCTCCAAACACTAAAGAATATAATGTTTCATTATCAAAAAGAAGATTTTCTTCAGTAGTGAATTACATATCAAATGTTACATTATCTTCTGATGATGGACAAATTAGTTTTGGTCAATTTATAAATGCCTCACCACAAAGATTAATTTTAAACAATGTTGCTGCTTCAGGCGAAGAAACAACAGTTTACCCTAAAAGATTAAATGGTGAAAGTTCTGGTGCTATAAATTGTACTACTGATTTAAATTTTCCTGATTCAACATATTCAGTGAACGCAATGGCTTGTAGAAGAGCAACATTCAAAAGAATTACTGTTGAAGGTATCCCACCTGTTGTTACACCACCAACACCGGGAAATATTGATATTATACCACCACCGCCAGGAACACCACCTGTTATAGTACCACCTGTTATAACACCGCCAAAACAAGACCCAGATATTGTTATTAAAAAATATAGGGATAATATAACAACTTTCTTGACAAGAAAAATGTTAAGTGAATGTGATTATTTCCAAGTTATTCAAGGTGATAACCCAATGGTTTATGATTCTTTGAAAGATAAATTAAAATATTTTTCACCAGCGTTCCACTCTATGACACCTGAAGGATTGAATGCTAGACTTACATTCTTACAACAATGTCTAAGACCTGGTGACACAATACCAACAGTTCAGGTGAATGCTAATGGTACTACCGAATTCAAATATGACAATGCTGTAAATACATCATTTGGTGCACCACCAGTTTTGGTATTAAGATTTGGTGACTTTTTCCACACTAAGATTATCCCAACCAACCTACAAATAGGTTATGACCCGTTCACGTTGGATACAAACCCTGAAGGTATTGGTGTACAACCAATGATTGCTAATATTAGTTTATCATTTAATTTTATTGGTGGTGAAGGGTTAAAAGGACCTGTTGATACATTACAGAACGCATTGAGTTTTAACTACTATGCAAATACTGAAGTCTACGATGACAGAGCTGAAAAGACAGACCCATCTAAATTGTATGACCAAGAATTTTTACAGAAATTTATTGACCAAAAACCTGTTGTTACAACAAATACTGCCAATCAGGTAAACAGTCAAATTGAAAATGATGGTGGAAACACTATAGGTAAAGTTATATCAACCACTTCCACATCAGGAACAACTGTAGGACAAATTCAGTATAAAGATATAATGAATGATTTGATTGACCAATCACAGAATTATTTCAATACTGTTTATAATAAGATTAAGGAAATTGGTGAACAACACAATTTAGGTGTTGTACAATTGTATACAAAAGAAAGACAATTTATTGAAGGTTCAATACCTGTCACATCTACTACGGTGAATCTATTTGGTAAACCAGTTAAATTACAAGATAACACGGATGAATTAATAAATTTATTAATTGATGATATTAATAATGATAATTGGATATTCTTTAGTGCTATGTTAGATGAAAATATAACGGCAAAAACTAAGAGAAAAGTTAAAAAGAATATGATTGATTATCTAAACGGACTAAAAGGAACTTTCTCAAATGATTTATATACAATAACACAAGAATTGGTAGATGCTGAGATGGATTTAATAAAAACAATAAATAAGGTGTCTGTTGTTACAAATGATGATAGTGATTATATTGATGGGTTTATAAAACAAAAGAAAGAAGTTATTGTGTATCACATATCAGGTACTTCTCAAGTAAGTGCTGCATCATCAGGTGTTACTGACACAAAGGAAGAATTAAAGAATGACTTTGCAACAATAGGTGACTATCTACATAATTTCTATGAACTAATTGGTAGTGATTTTACGACAACAATTAATGGTCAAAGTATTTCTGAAAAATTGTTGTCAGGAAATTATAATACAACAACTTGTACATTTAGTCCATTAGGGTCTTATTTAAATACAGATGTTGAGAATAGAGCATATCAAATATTGGCTCATATATTATTAGATAATATAAAAAGAGAACAATTTACTAACGCGATTATAACACAAGATGTAATTGATTCACAAGACTTGTCTAAAGACTTCTCAATATCAAATTATTTTTCAAATTATTTTGATGATGATTTTTATAATGTTTGTAAAAATGAACAAACACTATTTATCAGTTGGTTAGAGGCTTTCAAAGCAAACCCAACTAACAATACTACTTACTTTGGTAGTTTCACGCCTTATACTAGGGATAAAGAAAGAGTTTTTGACTTTTCAACAAAACCAGTCGGAACAACTGAAGAAAAACAGTTGTTTTTGGATTTGTATAGTACAAAAAATACTAATAAGTCTAAAACAACGTGGATGGGTAAAGTACAACTTAACTAATGGCAAGACAATATTTCAATAGGTACCAATATAGTTTGATAAACGGTGAATACAAAGTAGTTCCGTATATCAATCTACCATCCAAACCTACCGACCAATTTTTTATTTATAAAGTTGGTAAATCAAGATTGGATAAAATTTCACAAGAGTTTTATGGAAGTCCTTACTTCGGATGGTTAATTATGTTGGCTAATCCAAAATATGGTGGTTTAGAAAACTTCATAAATGATGGTGCTATTGTAACAGTTCCATTTCCACTAGTAGCTTCATTACAAGACTATAAAGCTGCTTTAGACAACCAAGCTTTATATTATGGCCAATGATATCTTCCAACAATCGCCAGACAACTCGGGTAACATATTATGTGAATTAGATTATCAAAACATAATATTAGTTGACCCAAATAAAACTATTGATGATAATAGTAATGTTGCGGAAAGATTAGTAGACCATGAAAATTTGGTAATGTATGCTAATTTAGAGGCACAACAAATCCCAAGAACAAGATTGGCAGTAGGAGGTTCACCTGAAGATGTTGTCAGAAATATTTCAATAGCTGAAATAAATTTTCTAAGACCTGGTGTAAAAAACCCAAATGGTCCAAATTTCCTTACTAATGAATACACTGACGAAATTACTGGTAAAAACTCAGTGTCAGGTGAGGCTATAAACCAAAGAAAAGAACGAATAATTCAAAATTCAAATAATGATTATTATTATATTAATGAGTTAGTTGATAAAAATAATAATATTGATACAGGGTTACTTGGTATTACAAGTATTAGGATAAAAACAGGTATGAGTTTCATTCCAACAGTTACGATGGAACTTGAAGACATACAAGGTAGGGCTTTATTTGAAAAAGGAGAACAATCACCTTATGCCGTATTTTTTAATTTACCATATCCACAGTTTTACTTGACAATCAAAGGATATTATGGACAAGCTGTTAGGTATCAATTAGCGTTAGAAACCTTCAATGCCCGATTCAATACTCAAAGTGGTAACTACATGATAACTTTAGTATTTAGAGGTTTTAAATATAACATACTAAATGAAATAAAATTGGGTTATTTGTTGGCGGCACCACACATGTATGCAACAACATATAAAATTTCACCAAGTACTCCCACACAAGGTGAGGGCTCGGCACAAAATAGTGTTGGTAACACTAGTGGCGCTGTTAGAAATGTCATAAGTGAAGGTGGTTATCAGAAAATACACGAAGTTTATAGTGAATATAAAAGCAAAGGGTTATTACCGGCTGATTTTCCTGAGTTGACTCTAAGTCAACTTATTAAGAGAATGGATAGATTTGAATTATTAATTTCAAATTCTATGGAACAAGCAGATTTAGGTCCACTAACAGATGCTCAAAGTTATCTTATTGATGTTGAAAATTACGCAAAAGATGTTTATTCAACACCACAAGAATCATGGTTTGATAAATACATTGACACTTCTTCATTTTTAGTTTTATCGAAAAATAATCAAAGAGTTTATAGATTAAAAAAACAATTTAGAGAAGACAGTACATCAAGAGAAAAAGCGATATCTGAATTAAAAGCTATTATTGTTAATTCTAATAGACTATTAAAAGAAAATTTGACTTTTGGTGACAAAGGAACATCACCAATACAAAACTCAATTGATTTTCCTGATTTTATTGTAAATGCTGAAGCAGCTAATGTTGATTGGGAAAAAACATATATTGAATATTTTGGTAGCGCTGGAACCGCTCTTCAAATAGAAACATTTAGAACACAATTAGTTCAAGAAGGATATTTTGACCAAATATTAGAAACAGATGCTAGCGGTAATATAAATTCGTATAATATCTTTTTTGTATTTGAGGGTGCTGACGGTACATTTTTATCTCAAATAAATCAAATGATAAAATTAGCTAACTCTAAAAAAACAGATATAGAACAATCTTTAGCATTAAAGTTATCTAAATTAGTTGAGAGTAAAAGTTCGGGTATAGGGTTTAAACCTTCAATTAGAAACTTTATTGCAGTTATCATGGCGAACACCGAAGGTTTCATAAGATTGATGAGTGATGTTCATAGAGACGCTTATGAAAGTAGAAATAGTCCTGTAAGACAAAATGTTATAAAAGCACAAAGAACTTCAGCATCAAACCAAGATAGGAATGAAGATTCAGAAGTTTATCCATGGCCTCAGTTTTTTGTTGAAGTTTCTGAAGGTAATGCTGAAAGATTCCAATTGAAATATATTGGAGACCCGGCATACAGAGACCTAACCCAATCGTATAATACTAAAGCATGGCCTGAAGTTGCGTTTGTTGAAGAATTTATGCGTGGTTCTGCCGAAACTTTACAAAGACAAGAATCAACGGCAATTGATGATGAGGTAAATACTGTGAGAAGAATTACGGTAAACGCTTTAGAATTCCCACAAACAAACGCCCCTTATTTGAATAAGGAAGAAATAAAATATTTCTTTGAGATTTGGGAGAGATTTTATATGTTGTCACACTATACTAGACTATCTAGAGAAACCGCTCAGACAAGTGAGATTTATGATGTAATGGCAACTTTAGAAGCGGATAATATTGTAACAAGTTTAGGTGAGTCAAACCCTTATCTAATAAACAAGTTAAAACAATATGATTTTAATTCAGCAAACTACGTAAACTACTTATCTACAATCTCAAATGAAGGTAAGGGTGTTGCCATTCAACAGTTTATTAGAGATTATTATGTTACAGGTTACATCCAAGCAATAACTGAAAACACATATGAACTTTTTGATGGGGAGTATGCAAAATCAGGAGTTGCTCAAGTAAATAATAATTCTAAAGAGTTAGATAAATTAATTTCATACATAGCATCAACTAAATCTGATTCAGTTGACGTTACTGACACATACCCATTTGTTATCAATAGTTGGACACAAGAAAATTTACAAGATGGACTACAGAGTGGTTCCGTTGAAAATGTATATAATACATCAAGGTCAATTTATTTCAATGAAGATAAAAAACTCATAGCCAATTTTACAACTAATACTAATTTACAAAGTAACAGACCTGTAACTTCATTCGGATTCAACGACCCTGTATATCCACAAATTGATGACTTTACTGAATTCTACGATACTAGGTCACCTTATTCTTGTTTTATAACTGAAGGTTCGTTGAATTATTATGACTATGATGGAAACACAACCGCGACACAGACAGCGTCTATAATGAATACCCCATACTTTACAAATGCCATCCAACAGGGTACGTATGATTGGTTGAACGGTCAGGAATATCCATTTATACAAGGGGCTTATTTGTTATTGAATAGTTTGCCATTGGCAACAGTATCGGAAAGATATAAAACAAGTGATGAGGATACTAAAAGTTACAACGACCTAAATTATATATTTGCTTCATTTAGAAAATATGGCGCAATTCATAAGTTACCTTATGCATGGATTCTAAAATATGGTAGTATTTGGCACCGTTATAAGACATATATAAACACTGGTACTGACATTTTAGATACGGTTTGGAGTGGACAAAGTTATTTGAATAACTATGACCCTATTACTAATGATATAAAGAAAAGATATGAGATTGTAACCAATGGGGAAACATATTCAATAGTACTTGCTGATACAACAGTTGATTCTTTAGGTACAACTGAAACCACCACAAACGTTGGTTTTTATCCTAGACTTATGAATGATTATTATGTCTTCCTAAATGGATATAATCTTTTTGCAACATATACAAGTGAAGACATACAAAGTGCTATTGACAGAGGTGAGTTGTATGTTGGTAACGTTCTGAATCAAAATATATTTGGTGAAGATACTAATGATACAAATAGAACTGTTTCTGTTTCTCCATGGAGTACTTTTGTAAAAAGAAGAAGAACAAACAACGAATATTTCATATTACCCTCAATGGGTGGTATTCCTTCAATAGGGGATGACGTAACACAAATTCAGTCCGAATGTTTTGCAAATGGGGATATGATTTTGGAGGTTTCAGGTAATACAAACATTTATGATGGAACTGTAAGAACATTTTGGGGAGCACCAACTTATGGTTATTACGAAACTGATAAGGTTACAAAACCGCAGTATAATGAGTACATGAAGGTACTTACCCAAGACATAATTGAAACTGTACAACACGCATTTGCAATTGATGGTTATGAGACAGTATCACCATATAAGTCCATTGAAGATGTATTTGGGGTTTTTGAAAGAGGTGTGTTAGATTTGATGGAACAAGAATTTTTGAATTTCTCAAAACCAGTTTATTCATTATCTACAACAAATGGAAGTACAAGAATTGGGGTATTCAATGTAGACCAAGGTGACCAAAATAGACAATATAAAAATTTCCAATTATTGATTAGAAGTATTCTATTGGTTCAGAATGTTGGGTCAAATGATTTTAGTGATTTGGTAAATGAACTTACACAAAAACAATTTGCTAACATTACAAATACGTTGAGTAACTTCATGGAATATGATGTGGTATTGAAATTAGGTAATCCATCACAATTCAATAGAAGATTATTCAATTCATTTTCAAGCCAACCACCTGTTGATAAAATATCATTCTCACCTTATGTTCCTGGTACATTACCGGGCGATGGTGTAACTGTCGCTCAATCAAGAGCACTAAATACACCTGCTTGGAATGCTTTAGATTTATATGTTGGGTTTAGTAATATAGAAGGAATTGCCTACCCAACAACCGCAATTGCCGAAGATTCGGCTTCATTTATTACCGATTTCTTCATAGATAATAATATTGCGTTTACTGAAAGTAATGTTATACAAACAGCACCATTGATAAAAATGTATGCCACTCAGAAATATTTGGATAACGATTTGAATGCCGCTGGATTTACAACTCTTATTGATAATCTAAGAACAACACAGGCTGATTTCCAATCAAATTCATTCAACTCGATGTTTGTGAAAGTCAGAAAAAACTTACCTTTGGTAGATGCTCAACCCGTTAGAAATAATCCAAGTATAGTAACAGGTACACAATTACACAGTGAGTTATATGAACAGTTTAAAGCTATAAACGATAAATGGATTGCGGGTTATGATTACTCAAACAAAACATTATTTGAAGATATTCTCTTCTTGGATAGAGCAAGTAGAAATATTGGAGACACTGTCATTGCTGACATCTACGATTTAAAGAATTACTTTAATTCTCTAAATGTTGACGGTACAGTACAAGATTACATTACAGGTATTCTAACAAAGAATCACTTTGTTGTAATGCCAATGCCAGCGTATATAAATTTTTATAACGTACAGAACGTTAGTCAAAACGTAACACCTAAAATTGAGGGTAGTTTAGATTTTGCAAATAAAATGTGGGGAACGTATCTAAATGTGGATACAAGAGCAACCACCTCAAAATTAGTTTGTTTCTATGTTGATAGACCATCTGAAATTTTGGATATGAACGAAAATTCAGATTTTAGATTTAGAAATGACGGTTTTGATTTGAGAAGAGCATCAGACAATCCACTATTAGAAGACCAAACAAATAAAACGGATTGGGCATTATCTAATAGGGTTGTTGGATTTAATGTGGATGTTGGTATTAGAAACCAAAATGTATTCCACGGGTTTACCGTTTCACAAGAACCTGGTAAAGCAACGGCTGAATCTTTACAAGCGTTGGATAATATGATTTCCCAAGCAAATGGTAAAAATACAAACACACAAAACGTGAGTTTATATTCAATTTATAAGACAAGAAGTTATCAGTCTACAGTTCAATGTTTGGGTAACGCAATGATTCAACCTACGATGTATTACAACCTAAGACACGTACCAATGTTCAATGGTGCATATATGATTATGGATGTTGAACACATAGTAAGTCCCGGACAATTTGAAACAACATTTACAGGTATGAGACAACCTGTCATTGCATTATCAACCATTGATAATTACATACAACAACTAAATCAGAATTTACTTACAAAGATTGTTGGTGAGATTAATCAAAAACGAGGACAACAAGTTCAAAGTAGAGAACAGCAATCAAATGATATTAATAAAACACAAGAAGCGTCACAACCACAAAATAATTCTCAAACATCACCACCAAATACGTGTAATGAGAAACTTAATGTTGAATATGAAACTTTCTTGGAAGCAACCGTTACTCAAAGAACACACACATATCAAGAGGTGTACGATATTATAGTATCATCACTTGATAATGAGGCATTCAATAATCTTACTGAAATACAAAAAACAACTCTTACTTATTTGGTATTTGGAACATTGTTTATTGAAAATGGTGATTCATCAGCATTCAATTCAAAGAACTATAACATTGCAAATATTAATTTAGAAAAACTTTGGGGTGGTAATTTATCAAATTATTTCACCGAAGAATATTTCTGTGCGACGTTCCAAAGCGGTAACATTAAACCAATGGCTAGTTTTGAATTTTTAGAGGATAATATCTATTTTGCAATGATAAGATTAAAAGATAGGGTGTTGAATATGACAACAAATGCGGTTGGAGTACCAACAGTTGATAGTGAATCTGACGTTTATATAAAATATTGGCCAAGAGATAACTCATTGAGTGATGAACAAGTCACTCAAGTTAAGACAACAAGACCTGAAATTGTTACTAAGTTTGGAAAAGCCAATGATTTAGTAAATGAATTATCAGGAACACAAGACCCAACAACTAATACAACTACAAACACAAGTTCAAGCGTATTTGAAGAATTAGCTACAATTACTAAGAGTGAGATACCATATATTAGTAATAATAATCCTTATGGTACAGAATCTTTTAGTGTACAACTAAAACCAAATGTTGGTTTATGGGATATATTTATTTTCAATTATGGTTATAAAACAATTCCTGATGACCCAAATGTTGTAGAATTAGGTGGTGGTGATTGTTCACCTTTTGTACTAAATAGGTCAAATTATATTAGTAGTGATAAACAATCTATAGTTGAAATTGATGTCTTGTATGATTTAGTTATTGCTGATGTATTAGGTGAGGATGTGGATGACTTACCACCATCAGAATTTAGGGGACAATACCTATTCCAATTTGAAATGGCATTCCAACCAATAAATTCAGATGGTTCTCTTGATACTAGTAGAACACAAAAATATCAAAGATTCGATATTTTCTTTAAACTTTGATATTTATCATAAAAAGAATGTTATGGACATAAATATGATTTTAGATAGTTACCTTGGTAAAAAAACCAGAACTAGTGAAAAAGACATGGGCGACGGTACCAAACAGGTGTGTGATTTAGATACAGGTGATTGTTATGTTGTTAGAATGAAAGACGGTCTAATCGAGAGAGTTGACAACACAATGCAAACACACAAAAGAGTCCAAGTAGAAACGCCGCAAGGAGTTAAACAATTATTAAACGGATAATCCAATGAGCGTTGAAAAGAAAATATTAGATGAAATTAATAGATACAAACGTATCAATAAGTATATAGCAGAACAAGACGTTCCCGCTCCTCCTGGAGTTGAACCTACTTCTGATGAAGAAACACCACCTACTGAAGTTTCTCCAATACCACCAACTAATGCTGAACCAATTGATATTGAATCAGACCCTGATGTTGAAAAAATTGGTGACGAAGGTAATGTTGAAGAACCCGAAACTGGTGAATCAGACGAAGTTGATGTTACTGAATTAGTAACATCTCAAAAAGATATTGCATCAAAACAAGACCAATATTTTGAGCAATTGTTTGGTCAACTATCTAATTTAGAACAAAAATTAGGTGAAATGGATAGTTTAGTACAACAATTAAATTCATTAGAAATGAAAATTGAGAAGATGAGACCTAAAACTCCTGAAGAAAAATTAGAGTTAAGAAGTTTAGATAGTGGTCCATTTAATCAAAAACTTACAGACTTTTTTGTTGACAAAAAAGATGAAATGGAAAAGACAGGAAAGAATGAATATGTCCTAACTTCTGATGAAGTGGAGGATGTAAATCCTGACGAAATTAGAAAAACATTTGATAGTTCTTCTGATGAGGAGAATGAATTCAGATATTGATTTTTATGTTATTTTGATTATACTATGGGTTGGTGGAAACACCAATCTTTTTTTTTATAACGTCATTTGACAAAGAAAAAAACAATAACTAATTTTGAACTAAACAAGTAAAACAAAAAAACATGAGTAACACATTAGACGCCGTTTTGGCACAGTATGAAAAATCAAAATCCGCGGGCGGAAACAGTAACAGCAAGATGTCCCAAGAAGAGAGAATGAAGAAGTACTTCGCTTGTATTCTTGGAGACAATCAATCATCAGGACAACGTAGAGTACGTATCCTACCAACACCAGATGGTTCAAGTCCATTTGTTGAAGTTTGGTACCACGAAATCCAAGTTGGTGGTAAATGGCAAAAATTTTATGACCCAGGAAAAAATGACAATGAACGTTCACCTTTGAATGAGGTTTATGAAGAACTTATGTCTACGGGTAAAGAATCCGATAAAGAGTTGGCTAAACAATATAAGTCACGTAAATTTTACATTGTAAAAGTTGTTGACCGTGATGCTGAAGACGAGGGTGTGAAATTTTGGAGATTTAAACACAATTATAAAAATGAAGGTATCCTTGATAAGATTATTCCTATTTGGAGACAAAAAGGTGATATTACCGATTCACAAAAAGGTCGAGACCTTATCATTGAATTGACTAAGTCTAAAACAGGTGCTGGTAAAGCGTATACCAATGTATCAACAATTATGTATGATGACCCTTGTGTTCTTCATGAGAATGCAGACACAATGAAAACGTGGTTGGAAGACGAATTGACTTGGGAAGATGTTTATTCTAAAAAACCTGTAGAATATCTTGAAGCAATTGCTCGTGGTGAAGTACCTCGTTGGGATTCTGACCAAGGAAAATACATCTATGGTGATGATATGAGTGAGACAATGACTATGGGTGGTTCAAATAGTTCTAGTAACTATACAGACCCACAGGCTAATATGGATGCGGACGAAGACCTTCCATTCTAAAAAAACTAATCTGATGGTGCAGGCAATGTCTGCACCATCTTTTATTATTCAATAATATATGGCAATCAAAAAAAATGATTTTAGCTCACTGAAGAAGAAGTTTTCGACTTCAGCAAAATACAAACCACAACGTTATTTTGACTTAGGTCAAGATTTCTTAGACGCTGTTGGTTTACCTGGTCCAGCAATTGGGCATTTAAATATGTTTCTTGGTCACTCAGACACAGGGAAAACAACTGCGTTAGTAAAGGCTGCGGTGTCTGCACAAAAACAAGGTATTTTACCGGTGTTCATTATTACAGAACAAAAATGGTCATTTGAACATGCGAAGTTGATGGGTTTTGAGTGTGAAGAGGTTGTTGATACCGAAACAGGTGAGATGGATTGGGACGGATTTTTCATCTTCAATAATAACTTCAGTTATATTGAACAAATTACTGATTATATAAATCAACTTTTAGATGCACAAGAAAAAGGTGAATTAGAATATGATTTATTATTTCTTTGGGATTCAGTTGGTTCAGTGCCATGTAAGATGACATATGAAGGTAAAGGTGGTAAACAACACAATGCAGCGGTTTTAGCGGATAAAATAGGTATGGGTATCAACCAACGCATTTCAGGGTCTCGTAAGTCAGATTCTAAATATGAGAATACACTTGTAATTGTTAATCAACCATGGGTTGAATTACCTGATAATCCATTTGGACAACCTAAAATTAAAGCTAAAGGTGGTGAAGCAATTTGGTTGAATTCATCTTTAGTGTTTTTGTTTGGTAATCAAAAAGGTGCTGGTACAAATAAAATTACAGCAACTAAAGACAAAAGAACTGTAAAATTTGCTATTAGAACAAAAGTGTCTGTTCTAAAAAATCACATAAATGGACTTGGTTATGAAGACGGAAGAATTATTGTAACCCCACATGGATTTTTAGCTGGTAAAGAAGCGACTGAGGAGAAAAAGTCCATTGAACAGTATAAGAAAGATTATGCTGAATATTGGAAAGAAATTATTGGTACTGACGGAGAATTTTCTTTGAAAGAAGAAGAATCTGAACAATAAATAAAATATTGTGAAAACTTTATTAGTTGATGGAGATAATTTATTTAAAATCGGATTCCATGGAGTCAAAGAATTATTCGTTGAAGGAAATCATATTGGAGGAGTGTACCACTTTATCAACACCATTAGAAAACAAGTGGATGACAACAACTACGACAAAGTCATCGTTTTCTGGGATGGAGAAAACAATTCAATCACTAGACGTAAGATATACCCTGACTACAAACTAAATAGAAGACAGGAAATGAACGAACATAAGTTCGAATCATACCTTGTTCAAAAAAATAGAGTTAAAGAATATCTTGAGGAATGTTTTGTTCGTCAAGTTATGATTAATGATTGTGAGTCAGATGATGGTATTTCATATTATTGTAAAATTGCTGTCGATGAAAATAAAACAATATTTTCATCAGATAAAGACTACATCCAATTGGTTGACGATACAACATCAATATATTCCCCAATATCTAAGATTTGGTACAAAAAAGGTGATAAAGTAAAAATATCTGAATATGAATTTCCTTTATATAACGTATTCACTTTGAAAGTATTGACTGGTGATAAATCAGACAATGTGTCAGGAATTTATTATTTGGGTGAAAAAACATTAGTTAAGTTTTTTCCTGAGATTCTTGACAAACCAACATCTGTTGAGGATATTTTAACCAAGGCAGAAATTTTATTAAAAGAAGATAGAGAAAATGTTGTACTCAAAAATTTATTATCAGGTAAAACAAAAAGTGGTATTTTTGGAGAAGAATTTTTCAGTATTAACAAAAAAATCGTAGATTTGAAGAACCCTTTAATAACAGAAGAAGGAAAAGAAATTGTTGAACTTTATTACCAAGAAACATTAGACCCTGAAGGTAGGGGATATAAAAACCTAATTCGTATGATGACAAAAGATGGTTTTATGAAATACCTTCCAAAAAACGATGAAGCGTTTGTAAACTTCATTAGACCCTTTATGAAACTAACAAGAAAAGAAAAAAGAAAATACAAAAAATCAAATAATTAAACTATGAAAGAATTAGATGTAACAAAAATGGAGTTTCTCATCACATTGAATGAGAATATTGTTGTACAACGATTTTACAATGTAAAAGGATACAATCCTGTGGCTCGTGCTTCTATGGAGTTGTATGATTATGTAAAAGGATTATGTACGACATTGGAACATGCATTAGAGATGAAAACTGTTATCTATATGTTAGAGAATCAGGATGAAATTTTTGATGACCCAAATATTTTAGAAACCTCAAATACTGATGGACCTGAAAGTTTTAATCTGTATATTAAGATTGGTGATGAGACAATTTGTCATAGAATTTTTGACGCCAAATTGTACCCACCTAAAATAAGATACACTCTGGATATTCGTCCGCAAGTAAAAAGTATACTTCGTGATTTGACTGACATTTTTTCAGGCAAAAAATTTAATACAACTTATTTGAACTACCAGTTAAGTAAGTAATATTTATCAAAACACTATTAAAATTAAGGTTAGCAACATGAATAAAAATTTCGATTATCTAGGACAAAAATTTCAACTACAATTACTAAACTCACTTATTACCGATAACGAATTTGCTAACTCAATCATTGAAGTATTAGAACCAAATTATTTTGAAAGTAAGTACTTCCGTCTTATTGTTAATATGGTAAGAGAGTACTATAAAAAGTATAACCATACTCCAAATTTTGATACACTTGAACAGTTAATCAAAGCCGAATTGGCTCAAGACATGTTAAGCAAAATTGTCTTGGATACGGTAACTGAAATCAAAGAAGCACCATTTGAAGGTAATGCTTTTGTACAAGAAAAATCTTTAAAGTTTTGTAAACAACAAGAACTTCAAAAGGTAATGAATAAAGTACAAAAGATTATTGATAACGGTGATTTTGAAAGTTACGATAAGGCGGAAGAGTTAGTAAGAGGTGCATTACAAGTAGGACAAAGAGATACAGGTCTTAGTGATGTATTTTCTAATTTAGATGATGTTCTTAATGATGATTTCAGACATCCGATACCAATGGGTATACCAGGTATTGATAACTTACTAAAGGGTGGATTAGCAAAAGGTGAGATTGGTGTTATATTGGCTCCAACAGGGGTTGGTAAAACTACAATTTTAACTAAGATTTGTAATCACGCTTTCAATACGGGTTATAATGTTTTGCAAATTTTCTTTGAAGACAATCCAAAAATTGTACAACGTAAACATTTCACACTTTGGACTAATATTGCTCCTGATGAGTTATCAAATTTTAAGGACGAAGTTATGATTAAGGTTGATGAAATTAGAAATACAATGCCAAATAAATTGATATTGAAAAAATTACCTTCAGATACAATGACTATGAGTCAAATTAAAAATCAAATTAGAAAAATGATTTCTGAAGGAACAAAAATTGATATGGTTTTGTTGGATTATATTGATTGTGTTGTCCCTGAAAGTAATCTTGGTGACGAATGGAAAAGTGAAGGTTCAGTTATGAGAGCATTTGAAGCGATGTGTCACGAAATGAATTTGGTTGGATGGACAGCAACTCAAGGTAATCGTTCATCAATATCATCTGAGGTTGTTACAACAGACCAAATGGGAGGTTCAATTAAGAAAGCACAAGTTGGTCACGTAATTATATCGGTTGCAAAAACATTACAACAAAAAGAAATGAAATTAGCAACAATTGCAATAACAAAATCTCGTATTGGAAAAGATGGTGTTGTTTTTGAAAACTGTAAGTTTGATAATGAATTATTAGAGATAGATACTGAAAGTTCAGTAACATTCTTAGGATTTGAAGAACAACAAGAAGAAAGAAAAAGAGACCGAGTTAAGGAGTTATTAGCTAAAAGAAAAGAGAGAGAATCTCAAAAAAGTAATTAAATAATATAAAATAATATGGATAATTTAATCAGTAGTATACTAGAAAATGAACCACGTCATGTAATAAAAAGAAGTGGTGAGAAGGTTTTATTTGAATCAGATAAAATTAAGAACGCAGTTTTAAAAGCGATGGAAAGCATTGATAAAGTTGATGTCGAAATGGCGGAAAAAATTGCAAGAATTACTAAAAAAAGTATTTTTAGAAATAATAAAGATAGAGTGCCTCATGTAGATGAGGTACATGATATGGTTGAAAATAAATTAATGGACAATGGATTGAATGATGTTGCGAAAGAATACATTATATATCGTTCAAAACACCAACCAAATATCTTCACAAAAAGAGTTAATTTAAAACCATATGAATATCCAAATCTAAATGAATATGTTGATGCTATTAGACATTCATATTGGGTACATACTGAATTTAATTTTACTTCAGACATTCAAGACTTTAAAGTTCATTTGAGTGATAAAGAAAAAAGTGCTGTACAAAGAGCGATGTTAGCAATTTCACAAATTGAAATTGCGGTTAAAACCTTTTGGGGTGACATTTATAAAAGATTACCAAAGCCTGAGATTGGGAATGTTGGAGCAACATTCGCGGAATCAGAAGTTAGACACGCAGATGCTTACTCACACCTACTTCAATTATTAGGTTTGAATAAAGAATTTGAAAATTTATTGGAAGTACCTGCGATTAGAAAAAGAATCAAATATTTGGAAAAATCAATTTCTAGTTCAAAGTCTGTAGAAAATAAAGATTATTTTGAGTCTGTTGTATTGTTCTCAATGTTTGTTGAAAACGTTTCATTATTTTCACAATTCTTAGTCATTATGTCATTTAATAAACACAAAAATGTTTTAAAAGGTACAAGTAATGCTGTTGAAGCAACATCTAAAGAAGAAAATATTCACGCAGAATTTGGATTTGAATTGGTTAATTTGATTAAGAGAGAAAATCCTACTTGGTGGACAGACCAATTAGTAGATGATTTAATTGATGCTACTATGGAAGCTTATGAGGCAGAATCTGAAATTATTGATTGGATTTTTGAAAAAGGAGATTTAGATTTTTTGACAAAAGAACAAACTTTAGAATTTATTAAACATCGTTTTAATGTATCTTTGAATTCAATTGGTATTGATAATATTTTTGTAATTAATGAAAGTTTGTTGGAAACAACAGAATGGTTTGATGATGAGATATTAACTACAAAACACACAGATTTCTTCAATAAAAGAAGTATCAATTACAGTAAAAAGTCAAAATCAATTACATTAAATGATTTGTTTTAATTTATAAAAATTTTTAATATATGAATAATAGAAAACCATTCGATTGGATTAATGATGAATCGATTACATTTCTTCGTCGCGGATATTTGAGTGAAGGAGAAGAACCATTAGAGAGAATTAAAGTAATTTCAGACCATGCTGAAAAATTATTAGGTATTAATGGATTTTCAGAAAAGTTTATGGATTACATGGGTAAAGGTTGGTATTCATTATCATCACCAGTTTGGGCTAATTTTGGTAAAAAACGAGGATTACCCGTAAGTTGTTTTGGTTCCAACGTTGGAGACAATATTGAATCTATATTGTATACACAGGCAGAGGTTGGTGAAATGAGTAAAATGGGTGGTGGTACCTCAGGTTACTTTGGTAACATCAGACATAGAGGTGCTGAGATTACCGACAATGGACACGCACCTGGTGCGGTTCACTTTATGAATCTATTTCAAAGTGTTGTTGATAATATATCTCAAGGTTCAACCCGTAGAGGCAGATTCTCACCTTATTTACCTGTAGAACACCCTGATATCATGGAGTTCTTAGAAATTGGAACAGAAGGATTCCCTATTCAAGACCTTACTCATGCTGTTACAGTTACCGATGAGTTTATGAATGATATGGTTGCAGGTGATAAACAAAAAAGAGCGATTTGGGCGAAAGTAATTCAAAGACGAGGTGAGATTGGATATCCCTACATTATGTTTACCGATACTATGAATAATAAATCACCTGAGGTTTATAGAGATAAAGACATGAAGATTTATAATTCAAATCTTTGTTCAGAGATTGCTTTACATAATTCAGAAGAAGAATCATTTGTATGTGTACTTTCTTCAATGAACTTACTTCATTATGAAGAATGGAAAGATACTGATGCGGTTGAAACCATGGTTTATTTCTTGGATGCAGTTGTAACTGAATTTATTGATAAAATTGATTCTTTGAGACATAATGGAACCATTGAAGGACAACGAGCATTTTTCTATTTGGAAAAATCCTATAATTTCGCTAAAAGACAACGAGCTTTAGGTTTAGGTGTTTTAGGTTGGCATTCATTGTTACAATCAAAAGGTCTTCCATTTGACTGTAGAGAAACTGCAAAATTAAATGTGGAGGTATTCAAACTCATCAAGGATAAGTCATATAAAGCATCTGAAGATTTAGCTAAAGTTTTTGGTGAACCAGAGTGTTTAGTTGGTTATGGAAGAAGAAATGTTACTTTGAATGCAATCGCACCGACAACATCTTCAGCTTTTATTTTAGGTCAAGTTTCACAATCTATTGAACCAATATGGTCTAATTGTTATGTAAAAGATGTTGCAAAGTTGAAAGTAACAATTAAAAATCCAGTTTTAAAAGATTTATTGATTGAGTTGAAAAAAGATACTAAAACAACTTGGGATAGTATTAAGAAACATGACGGTTCAGTACAACATTTAGATTTCTTGACTGATGAACAGAAAGAAGTATTTAGAACATTTGCGGAGATAAATCAATCATCAATTATCAATCAAGCGGCTGTACGTCAAGATTACATTGACCAATCACAATCTTTGAACTTGATGGTTTCTCCTGATATGCCAACTAAGGATGTAAACAAACTTCTAATAGAAGCTTGGCAATTAGGTGTAAAAACTCTATACTATCAACACTCAATGAATTCAGCTCAAGCTTTTGCTAGAAAAAAGTTAAACTTGAATGACTTACAGTGTGTTGCTTGTGAAGGGTAATAATTATTATAATGAAAATAAAACAAAAGAGGACTTCGGTCCTCTTTTTTATTTCTTATAAAAATAAGCTGAGTATATTTATGGTGATATGGCAAACGGTAAATCATATGGTATTCAATTTCCTTTCGCATTACCAAACAAAGGTACTTATGTTGAAATAACAGAAACTGCGGATGCTGAAATTAGAACTGATTTAATTCATTTATTATTGACAAGAAAAGGTTCTAGATATTATTTGCCGGACTTTGGTACTAGATTATATGAATATTTATTTGAACCGTTAGATGGACCCACTTTTAGTTCAATTGAGGCTGAAATCAGAGAATCAGTAAATCAATACATGCCAAACTTAAAATTAACTAATATTACAATTACAACTGCCGACGATAATGATTTGAATGCTGGTGACACGGCAAACTCAAACACTTTTTTAGTACCAGGTCCTGGTGTACCTGAATATACGGCAAAAATAAGAATTGATTATCAAAACACTAACAATACTTTTGCAACAAGTGACTTTGTTGTATTAGTTTTATAAAGACAACTATTTAAAGTAAATGGCTAATAAGAGCATATCATACACTACAAGAGACTTCCAAGGAATAAGAACGGAATTACAAAATTACGTTAGAACTTATTATCCTGAATTGATTGATAATTTTAATGACGCATCGGTCTTTTCGGTATTCTTGGACCTAAACGCTGCGGTTGCTGATAATTTACATTATCATATAGATAGAAGTATACAAGAAACTGTTCTTCAATATGCACAACAAAGAGGTTCAATCTATAATATAGCTAGAACTTATGGATTAAAACTACCAGGACAAAGACCTTCAGTTTCATTAGTTGATTTTTCAATAACAGTTCCAGCTAATGGTGATAAGGAAGACGAAAGATATTTGGGTGTTTTGAGAAGAGGTAGTCAGGTAAATGGTGCTGGACAAGTCTTTGAAGTTGGTGATGACGTAAATTTTGCATCACCATATAATAGCCAAGGATATCCTAATAGATTGAAAATACCAAATTTTGATTCAGGTGGTAATCTAATTAATTATACAATAACTAAAAGAGAGATTGTTGTTAATGGAATTACTAAAGTGTTCAAAAAAGTTATTACACCATCGGATGTAAAACCATTTTATGAGTTATTCTTACCTGAAAGAAATGTGTTGGGTGTTACTAGTGTAATCCAAAAAGACGGTACTAATTATGCAAATACACCTTCACCACAAGAATTTGTCACACTAAATAATAGATGGTTTGAAGTTGATGCTTTAGCAGAGGATAAAGTTTTCGTTGAAGACCCAACTAAACCAAGTGACCAACCCGGTATTAAAGTTGGTAGGTATGTAGATGCGCCAAATAGATTTATTACTGAATATACACCTGAAGGATATTATAAGATGACATTTGGAGGTGGTACTAATACTGCTCAAGATGCTTTAGACCAATTTACAACATTAGGGGTACCTTTGAATATCCAATTATATTCTAATAATATTTCGTTGGGTAATGCATTGAAACCAAACACGACAATCTTTATACAATATAGAGTTGGTGGTGGTTTGGGAACTAATTTAGGTGTGAATGTAATTAATCAGGTTGGTCAAGTCTCATTCTTTGTAAATGGTCCATCAGATAATATTAATAATGCTGTTGTAAATTCACTTAGATGTAATAATCCTGTTGCCGCAATTGGTGGTGCTAATCTACCAACAATTGATGAGGCAAGAAATTATGTTGGTTATAACTTCGCATCACAAAAAAGAGCGGTGACAGTTAAAGATTATGAATCATTGATTAGAACAATGCCATCACAATTTGGAGCACCCGCTAAAGTAGCAATAACTGAAAATGATAACAAAGTTAATATACAATTACTTTCTTATGATACTACAGGTAAATTAACATCAACAGTTTCAAATACTTTGAAAACAAATGTTGCCAATTATCTTTCTAATTATAGAATGATTAATGATTATATTTCAGTTCAAACCGCACTAGTTGTTGATTTATCATTTGAAATTTCTGTTGTTTTAGATGCAACACAAAATCAGGGTGCAATTATCTCAGATATTATTGATGTAGTTAATACGGCATTGAATCCATTGAACAGACAATTGGGTCAGAATGTTTATTTATCTGAAATTAGAAAAGACATACAAGACCAAAATGGGGTTATTTCAGTATCAGATATTTCAGTATTCAATAAAGTCGGTGGTAAATACTCCTCATCAGAAACCTCAATGCAATATATCGACCCTATTACTAAAAAAATAGGACCTGTACACGACACTATTTTTGCACAACCAAATCAAATTTATCAGATAAGATTCCCTAATACTGACGTAACTGTAAGAGTACTAAATTTATCTTCAGTAACATTTGGAGGTACTTCTAATCAGTAATCAATTTATTTATTCGGTAATAAAACTATTATTTGAAAATAGAGGATAAACTATTTATCAAATAAAATTACATGCCTAATTCCTATAGAATAAGAACTGAAGTCGGAGTTGACAAAAATATTCAAGTACAGATTGACCAAGATTTTGATGAACTTGAAATTTTATCACTTAAGATTAGACAAAGTGATGTCTACACTAAAGACTGTTCACAATATGGTGTAATTGCCGGTAGGGTTTTAGCTAATGGTGGATTTGGTATACCAAATGCTAGGGTATCTGTTTTTATACCATTATCTCAGGAAGATGAGTTAAATCCTATTATATCAACTTTATATCCTTATCAAAATATTGGTGATTTAAATGAGGATGGTTATAGATATAATTTATTACCATATATACCATCACACGGTGGTCACACAGCTACTGGTACATTTCCAGAAAGAAACGACGCTTTATTTGATGAGGCGGTAATTGAGGTATTTGACAAATATTATAAGTTTACGGTCAAAACGAATTCAAGTGGTGACTATATGATTTTAGGTGTACCAACAGGTAACCATACTGTTGTGTTAGATTTAGATTTATCTGATATTGGTGAATTTTCTTTAAGTCCACAAGATTTAATTAGAATGGGTCTTGCCACAGAATCACAAGTTGCTGGTACCAGATTCAAATCATCAGAAGATTTAAATTCTTTACCTCAGATTGTTAATCTAAATAAAGCTATTGATGTTGCACCATTATGGGGTCAACCTAATGTTTGTCAAATAGCAATTTCACGAGTTGATTTTGATTTAAGACAAGAGGCTAGCATTGATATTCAACCCACGGCCATTTTTATGGGTTCAATGATTTCGTCACCTGATGATACAAAATTGTCAACATACTGTAACCCAAAAAATAGACTTGGTAATTTATGTGAACTTATTACAGGACCTGGTGAAATAATTGGTGTTAGACAAACCATATTCCAAGGAGAAGATGGGTACCCACTATTAGAAGTGGCTGACTTACCTAATAATGGTAATCTAATTGATGAGGATGGTACGTTCTTATTTGATGTACCCATGAATTTGGATTATGTGGTGACTAATGAATTTGGTGAAAGAATTTTCTCAAATGACCCCAAAAAAGGTATACCAACATCTTCAAAATACAGGTTCAAATTAAAATGGAAACAACCTAACACATTGAATGTTGACGTAAAAAGACCTTATGTGTTAGTTCCAAACGTAAGAGAATGGGGGTGGAATTCAACTGGTACTAATTATAATGTCGATGATGTTGAAAAATCATATGCTTTTAGTTTAGATTGGTCTGCGTATACTAACCCTGATAGTGCGGTAGCTTGTGAAGATACTTTTTATAAATTTCAATATAACAAAGTTTATACTGTATCCCAATTTATTGATAATTTAAGTGGAGAAGAAGATAATCCATATCTTTTTATATCTAATATTTTTGGTAGGAGAGAAAAGTTTGTTGGAATTAAAGAAATAACTAGTAGGGAATGTAAAAGTACGAATAATGAATTCCCAACAAATGACGCCGTTAGAAACTTTAATCTTCAATTTTTTATAGTTTCAATTTTGTTTCAGATATTACAGATAATAATGTTACCATTGGTTTTTATATTCCATGTGGTTGCATTTCTGTGGAATGAATTTTTAATACCATTTGTCATTCTAATGTTAGCGTTATCAACCAATCAAATAATTGGTGAAATAGCGGCAGCACAAGCTGCGATTGCTTCATCGGCAGGTGGTGGATTTGCTAACTTCTTAATGGCAATTCCATTTGCATTGAAAGCTGCTGCATGGGCGGCATTTGGTATCAGTTTTACTGTTTTAGCTATAAAATTATATGGTACTAAATTCCCACAAATAAGGTTACCGATGATTACATATCCTGATTGTGAGGCTTGTGATTGCGGTTCGTCTGAAGGAGTTTCAAACGGAACACCAAACTTTGGTTCATCATCATTAGTTCAAACTAGTGGTTCTATATATACAATGAAAAATACAACATTCCCTATAAGTGGGAATGATTGGGCATTAGACCCTGATAGTAATAACTATGGAACTAAAAAGGCTTTGTATGAATCAGGTGTTATTAGTATTTTAGGTGGTTTAGCGAGTCCTGATGAAAGAAAAAGAATGCCTGGTATTGGTGATAAGGTGGATGGTAAAAGATTTTGGTCTAATCAACTTACGTTATCTGAACGAATTAATAAATTTAACTTAAAACAAAATTATTTTAATAACGGTACAAATAGGGTTAAACTTTACATAGCACCAAACGTTGCATCTAATTCGGGTAAATTCCATTATGACAGTACCATCACAGTATTCTCACAGCCTGGTGTTACTTATAATGCCGGGGACTTGGTTACATTTGTTAATAGAACAAATTCAAGTGATATAAATACAATAAGTGGTGTTACTAATGACACAGGTACTAATACCATAACAGGTACATCATCAACACTAACACAAGTTACAATTCCATGGTGTAATACGTCTAATTATTTTTTACAAAATACAACAACATATAATTTTACAGGAGATACTACAGGATATACCATATACCACGAATACCCAACAGATATTGAGTATTGTCAGGTTATTACTGCGGTTACGGTATCTGAAGTTAGAACATTATTACAAAATACCTCAGGAGGTCCAAATTTCCAATCATTCTATAATATTATAAATGGTAGTATGGATATCTATAATGAACAAAGAAATGGTGATAAAAAAACTTTCCCATTCCCTAATGTTATAGACAATTTTGATAGTCAAGTGATTTTGATATTACAAAGAGGTGTTGACCCTTATTCACCTTTAGTTGAGACAAAAGTTGGGTTGGGTAAAATTTTAGGAAGAACATCTGAAGATTCTATACAGGTAACAACAAACTTAAGATTAAATATACCATTACAACCAATCCCAAGTACCTCCACTTTGAGTTTGAAACAACATAATATTTCAAACAATAACGATTCGGTAAATGGTTATTTATTTTATCCATCATATTTTTATACACCAGGTTCAGGTTTTAGTGCTTATACAACATCAGCAACTACTTTATATTCTCGTTTAGATGGTAGTTCGTCAACATTTAGACCAAACTCAAGTGCACAACCATTGAATAACGCTTCGGTAATACAGTCTAATAGAGTTAAAAGTAATGGTTCTAATAATTTATTATCATTAACTGCGAGTGAAAGGGTTTATAAGTATTTGATTGGTGATGTATTAGATGGTGGTTCATACATGTACTTTGTAAAAGATTCATACGGTACAACACCATTTAGTCAAGACGCTTACTATTCACCGGTGTATTCAAAAACAAACTCTATGTCATTCTCTGATAAAAATAGAGTTGTTATGAGAAGTGATAGATTACCAAGTTCAGACCTACAAGAAACATCACTGAATAACAGTTATTTATTACAGCAAAATTTAAATTTTGCCATTTATAACCAAACAAATCCACAAGAAATAAACGCCGCTTTTAATGGTTATAGTACAGGTGCTTCTTTAGGTTCTAATAGTTTATCCAATAATGACTTTTTAGGTACAAATGTTTTAGACTCATATTCATGTGAGAATATGGTTTCACTTGATTGTTATAGTGGAGATGGATATAACTTTGGTGTCATCCCTAATTGTGATGGCGATTTTGTTCAAAAAGGTTGTTATGTTCTTGTTACAAAACCATTTGTTACCTTACTAAAAGACTTTGGGTATGTCAATGAATGGGGTTATAGATTTAGATTTTTCTATGGTATTTGTCAGGGGGTAATCTCCGATGTATTCTCGAATAACTGGGTAAACGGAACGGTATATACATTCCCAATTCAAATTGATAATTACTATAATGGTAATCCATTTAGTCCTGATTTCAATCAACCAACAAGCGAATATTGTCAGAAAGCGGTTTATCTACATGAGCCAACCAATAATTTTTACCTAAGGTCGACACCTTACTATTCAGGAACCACATCAACCGCAGGTACTTTTGTTGGTGATATACCTCTTACAGGGGCATTCAATGATAGAGAGGTATTATTCCCGACAACAATAATGGATTTAGGTCCCAAAGATTTTTATCTAAAAGAATTGATACATTCATCAACTTATGATGGATATTCTGTTTCAGGATTAACAACAACATCATATGGTGATTTGAGTGATATTTTAAACGTATTTTTATTAACTAGAATTACAAATACGGGATTTTTATCTCAGTTATTTAGTGCGGGAAATGCCTCAATAAATGGTTTGTTTGACCAAAGAAAAAATGCATATGATAATGCGTATGGTAGAATTGATGGTGATTATGCGCAATTATCATCAATAAATTCTCAAGTTGGTGTTATAAAATTTAATAAAAATTATTATGGAACAGGAAATCAAATAATAGTTGCTGGTAACAACAATGATAATGTTATGTTGGGTATATTCTTCTCATCATCAACATATGACATTCAATTGATGGATAATATATCACCAGGTAGAAATATTATTAATATTAATAATCTACAAGTTTTGGACACATATGGGTTTAATTCACAAGAAGTACCAATGATGCAATGGAATATAATATCAAACACATCATTTAATACAATATTTGGTTCTCAAAGAAATGGTTGGGCAACAAATAAAAATGATATCTATAGTATAAAGTACCAATCGTTAGATAGAATAACATCCAAATACTTCCAAAATGGTAATAGAGATAGTACTTATAATATAAGAGGATATATTTTCGCTCAAGACCAAAACGGTAATCTTACAACAAGTACACAAGGTATAACACAAGGTAAAAAAATAGTAGGTGCTCCTTGGCACTTCTATTTTGGACTTAAGAGAGGTGCGTCGGCATTTGATAAATTTGCTAAAATTTATATAACAGACCCAAATGAGCTCTGAAGGTAAACAAGTTGTTTTAGGTTCCTTGAAATATAAGTCTAGTACAAACCAAGACTTATTTATTCAAGTACCACTTACTGGTGAACAATCAGAAATGATTGAGTCAGATAGAACTATTGTTGTAAATGCTGCTACTGAATATGATGTTGAACGACAGAAATCAACAGTATTTAGACCAAGTGCCAAAATTAATTACATATATAATAATGATGTATTAGGTTCAACTACATACCCAATCTTATTAAATAATATGTATTATTTTAACGCTAAACAATCTTTTTATAGTGGAAAATGGAGTGGGTTTCCACAATATCATGAATTTGATTTAATTAGAAATGATGTTGACACACAACAAGTTCAATTTGTAGCAAAAAGCGCATCAACATATAATTGGAATGTTATGTTGAGTTATGCTTATGATAATAACACAACAAAACAAATGAAATATGAATCACCTGAATATACAATTTCATGGGTTTGTAGTGATGGTATTCCATATAGAATAACAAATGAAAGATATAATGGACAAAAAGTCTTAAAATTCACCTGTCCTATGACACATGGATTATCTCAAGGAGATTATGTTATTTTGGATAAATCTTATAATGGTTCAAATGCATTTCAAGTGGATTATATTGGTGATGATTATCAGAATAATTTAGAATACGTTTTTATATTAATTGATATTGGATACACAGGTACTACTCTTAGTGATGGAGTTACAGGAACATTCAAAAGATGTACTGATATAAATAATAGTGGAGAAACGACCTCAACTTATTACGTTAGAAGACAAAAAATATTGACACCAATCCAAGAAACAATTTTAGAAAAAGCCGGATTTGAATTAAATCCTTTTAGAGATGATGTTCAATACGAAACAAGTATTTTTACACCCAATCAAACAGCTAGAATTTCAAAGAAAAACAATTCACAAGCGTATACCATATCCTTCAAAGAAGATTTAGATTTTAGTGGATTGATTGATAATCAAAAAAGACCATTATCTAAGTTATATTATTCATTTTTTAATAGAGGGTATTTTGGAATGTTTTACGATAATGGAACCAATGGACTAAAAGAGGGGTGGAAATTTAACGTTGGTACCGGAACTACTTGGTGGGATAAAAACAATCCTGATTCTGATAGTTCATTACAATTGAATAGTTATACTAAAGTTGTTGGAGGACAAACATACCAATTCAACTATAATCAAACACCAAATATTGGTGATGTATTTGATGGTGATTTTTGTGAGTGGAATAATTATGAAATGACTGAAAGAGTTGTTTCAAATATGTACCATAAAATTACATATAATCAACAAATTTTTAATACACAAGAAACACCAACAACAAATTATTATGGGTTTTATTATCAACCGTTTCATCCAACATCAATAAAAGAATTTTCATCTTATATTGAAGACGCAATTCCCACAATGGCAGATAATGTCCCAACCTATTCTTATTTCTCACAATCAACAAATAGATTTAGGTGGAGAGATATATACCCTTATGGTATTGTAGATGAGATTGGTGTTGGTGTTGATTACCCATATCTGAATTCAGCTCATTATCCATTTGAAAATATAATTTTTAGATTAATTCCAGAAGGGGTTAATTATAATATACAGACATTTATAACAACAGACCCAGTAATCGATGATTGTGAATAACTATAAAATAACGATACCTTCAGGTACTACGGATTTCAATTTCGTGGTTGATATGTCATGGGATATGTTAGCGCGTGATAATGAGATTGACATTTACGAGGGTAAAGTTTTGGCTTTATTATTAGGTGGTGATACTAATTTTGAGTTAGATAGGTTTGAACATGCGGAACATGATAATGGAACAGCAATAAATTACGACTTTTATTTCACATCTGCGGCAACAATAGATAGTCAAACTGTTTGGTCAAATACGTACATACAACAAGGGTTTACTGTACAAAATTTATATTATGCACAAAACTCATTTACAAATTCATTCTTCAAGTTGGACTTTTATGATACAACGGAAGAAACTAATCAAAATAGCTACCTAACAATAATAATTCCAACAAGTCAAGGAAGAACAACACCTGCTCAATTACAAAGAGGGGTTAATGTTAATATTAGAAAACCATCATTTTTATTAGATTATGTTGGAGACAAAGAAGGTTTCTTTATTTATTGGTTACAAGATTTTGAATATTTGGGTCTCGATAGATTTTATATGTCAGCAAAGTTTTATGACGCTAAATTAGGTGTATTTGTTAAAATGATGAATGAACCACAGAATGTGTCAGGCACTGGTTATTACAATTTCAATGGAGCAGATAAATTCTATTATAGAGTAGATATGGATTATTCTAATCAAACATATAAGGTTTATGATATGAATAATAGTAGAGTTGGTGATTCAGAAACAAACTCAATAAAATGGTATGAATATGTTAATCCATGATAGATACTGCTTACAAATATATTATATCGCCTGAAAATATCAAAAATGATATTTTCCAAACCACATATGATGGGGTAACTGTTGGTGCGTACTCATCAATGACCCAAGTCCTCGCCTCAGGAATATTAACTGGACTTACAATCCCGATATTGATTACTGAAAACACAATTGATTTGGGTTATTATTCTGTTTTTGATGGTGCTGTATATCAAAAAGAAACTGTTACTAATTTTATTTTTTCAGCATCTTCGGCCAATTCATATACGTATTATGTTTATAATACCTCATCTGATATAAACAAATTCACAGAATTGGCGAGTTATGTAATAGATTGGGGTGATGGTAGTCAATTAGAAACCGTAACATCGTTTGCTCCAAATAATGTATCACATTTATACCCTTCAGTACCTGAACAAAGTGGTTTGACAATAACTATGACTCAATCAACACCATTTGGTGTTAATACAATTAAGAAAAATATTGTAATACCTTATACAGGAGTAACAATTGACAATCCAAATGGTGAGGCTTTTTTTACACCAAATGTTGGTTCATGGACTGCAACACCTGTTTCTTATGATTTTATATTCTCAGGTGACAGTGTAAATACCATTGAGAGTGAGGTAAGTGCTGATTATACAACAGTACCATTCCCTGTATCAGGGTATACGTCATCTAGAATAACAGAATTGGCTAATTATGGTTCTGTAAAATATGACGTTGGATTAAAATATGTGAATGACATTTATATTGGTGCTATTACCAATATGACAACAGGTGTATCAGGTTATACTGCTTACACAGTTAATGATATAGATTATTATGATTATTCAGATGGAACTACAATTTTTGTGGTTCAATCATCAGGATTTACACAAAATGACTTAGTTGCTGAACCAATTGTAAAAGATGAGAGTCTAATTGGAATAGTTTCACCTCCAGAAATTCAATCAGATGTATTTATTGAGAGGGGTAAAAACTCGGCAAATGAAAGACTACAGAGACTCGGAGAAGTTAATAACATGGAAGCACTTACTCGTTATGGGTATGGGTTTTTTAATATTGTAAAAAAATAAAAAAATGGCGATAGGAACATACGGAACCACAAGACCAGCAGACGTTTCACCAGAAGATGTTGATATTATCTTGAACTATACCCCTTCAAGAGATGTTACAGACAATTATGTGTTGAAATCATTAGATGCTGCATCAATTCTTAGACCTTATTTCAATAACTCCACAACAGGTGGAAGTAATGTTGAAATATTAGGTGGGTTATATAATTTAAGATTACCTTCATCTGAATTCAATCAGGTTGGAATTTATACTTTATATATTCGACCTAAGCAAATTAGAACATCAATTACTGATTGTGGGGTTTTAGCTGCATTACCAAACGTAAAAGGTATTGTTATTGATTTATCAAATGTTTCAAGTGCTGATAGAAATAAATTTGTTAGCCAAGGTCTTGTAGGTTTTAGAGTTGAGTATTTAAATTCTGACGGAACTAAGATACCTAATTTCTTTAGAATAGTAACATCTAATTTTTATTGTGAACCTGTTATTCAGAATTTGACAAATACATCTCAAAAAGCTGTCAGGTATAGATATACGGATGGGGTGTCAAATTTAGTATTCTGTACTCTTTCACCATCGTCTTC